TTTTATAAGTTGTTGATTTATAGATAAAAAGAAAACGCCGAACTTCCCAGCCCAGCGTTTACCACTCTCAAATAACTTATAAATTTTTAACAATAGCAAGAATGTTAATTGCAATTCCACTTATAATATCCACCCTTGGCTGACAAACCAAAATATCAAGGGAAAACAACGCTATGTATAAACCAGACAAAAAACTCCATAAGAAAGCGAAAGCATACATGCGCGAAGTGGTTAAATCATTGGATGAAACTGGACGCTTGCAAGACATAGACGATGCAAGTTTAGAAATCTTGGCGTATAATTATGATATATTTCTTAGAGCTTCAGAACAGCTCAATGGAGAGTATACAGTAATAGGAAAAGACGGGCAGAGAGTTAAAAATCCGCTAATGGCTGTAATAGATCGCGCAGTGGTGACGATTAACACTTGCACCAAACAGTTTGGATTATCTGCCTTAGATAGGGCAAAATTAAATAAGATAGATAAGACAGAGAAAGACGACAGTGTACTAGCTCAATTACTAGCAGAAAATTAACAATGAACAGCTACAGGGAAGCAGAGGATTACGCGAACGCTGTTATTAATGGCAAGATAATAACCGGAAAACTCGTAAAGCTTGCCTGTCAGCGTTTTATTGATGATATAAACAACCCTATGTATGAGTACAGGGTTGAGGAAGTGAAGAAATGCCTGAAATTCTTGAATTGCTTGAAACATTACACAGGAGCTCATAACGGAAAGCCGTTCGAGCTTCTACCGTTTCAGGTGTTTATTACTGCCAATTTAGTAGGATTATATAATACTGGAAGTAATAGACGCAAGTATACTCAAGCTTATATACAACTCTCTAGGAAAAACGGAAAGAGTTTTTGGGCTGCTGCGTTGAGTTTGTACTTTTTCTTATTAGATGGAGAAGCTGCAGCAGAGGTACTAGTACTTGCTAATTCTAGAGAGCAAGCAAAAACAATCGATTTCGCGATAATTTCAGCTCTTGCTCAGCAATTAGACGCTAAACAAAAGACAATGCAGATATTCAGGGATTACTTATCTATTCCTAAACTTAAATGCCGCCTAAAGGTAATAGCAGCAGAAGCCAGAACTGGTGATGGTTACAATGCAAGTGTTGGATTGATTGATGAGTTCCACGAAGCGCCGGACAACAAGATGATTGATCTAGTAGTTTCATCTCAAGGAATGAGAGAGCGCCCGTTATGTTTAGTTATTACAACGGCTGGCTTTGATTTAGGGAAACCTTGTTATAATATGCGTAATTATTGCGTTGATGTATTAAATGGTATCCAAGATGATCCTACACAATTCGCGGCTATTTATGAACTTGACGATGATGACGATTGGCAAGATTCTAAAAACTGGATAAAGAGTAACCCGGCACTTGGCCAAACGGTTAAACTTGCATATTTAAAGGAACAGGTAAAAAAAGCCACAAATAATCCCATTAACGAGGTAGGAGTAAAAACTAAAAATTTAAATATTTGGTGTCAATCCAGTGACGTGTGGATACAAAACCAGCGAATAGTTGAAAGCATGAAAGAGTTAGATTTTAAACAGTTCAACGATTGCGTTGCTTACGTTGGTGTCGATTTAGCGGCTGTTAGTGATTTAACGGCTGTAAATTGGCTAATTCAACAAGACGGTAAATTCTATAATATCACGAAGTACTACCTGCCAGAGGCCGCACTAATTGATAAGACAAATAAAGAGACGTATAAATTATGGAGAAGGACAGGGCAGTTGACAATTACGCCCGGCAATGTTACCGATTATGATTACGTACTTCGTGACATTATGGAATCTACTAAATATTTAATGATTGCTGGAGTTTATTATGACAGCTGGAATGCTACACAGTTTGCAATTAATGCAACAGAGGCTGGATTACCGATGCAACCATACAGCCAAGCTATTGGTAACTTTAATAGGCCCACTAAAGAATTCGAGCGTTTAATGCTTCAAGGGCATGTAGTACTAAATAAAAGCGAGGTAACGAGTTTCTGCTTTCGTAATGTAATAATAAAGCAAGATATTAACGGAAACGCTAAACCAGTTAAATATGACGATAATAATAAAATCGACGGCGTAATAGCCATATTAACTGCATTAGGTGGATATTTAGAACAAAACAAATACAGTAATGAGATTATTTAATTTTAAGAAACAAGACACTGAAGATAGAAGCTGGAGTGATTTCGTGAGCTTTTCAACTACTGGAGGTTCTTACACTACAAGCAAGGCAATGCTCTTATCGGCTGTTTATAGATGCGTTGAGGTTATTAGTGACAGCATTGCTCAGTTGCCACTAGAGCCCTATAAAGTTGACGCTAAAGGCTTTAAAACCAAGCAATTAAATGTACCGATATATAAGATATTAAACAAGACACCTAATCATTTAATGACAAGGTTTACGTTTATTAAGACACTGGTTGCCAGTATGTTGCTTAAAGGTAACGCTTATGCTTATATAGAAAGATACAGCACGGGTAAAGTTAAACGTTTGCGTTTTATTCCTGCCGAGCAAGTAGTAGTAAAATATGACGGCGAGGATATTATATATCAAACGCTTGGTACTAACTTGCCAAAGGTTATATATCCGGAAAATATGCTGCATTTCTTAAATTTCAGCTATGATGGTATACTTGGAGTAAGTACAATAGAACACGCACGGAATACTTTGGCTTTAGCTAGTGACAGCGAATCGCATGCTCAGGGGTTCTTTAAAGGTGGTGCTAATTTAGCGGGTATTTTAAAACTAACGACGACAGCCACACGTGATCAGAAAGAAAAGATAAAAAATGCCTGGCATGCAGCATTTAACCCTATTAGTGGACAACCTAATGGTGTAGCAATACTTGAGGGTAACATGGAATATCAACCCATTACAGTTTCACCTACGGATGCGCAACTATTAGAAACCCGACAGTTCAACGTTATAGACATTTGTCGATTTTTCAATGTTAACCCAGTTAAAGTGTTTGATTTGACGCATAGCTCGTATTCAACGGTTGAAGCTACACAGTTGGCATTTTTAACGGACACTATTGCTCCATTATGTGAAAAGATGGAACAAGAGCTAGAACGCAAGTTATTCCCAGATGAAAATATAGATATTAAATTTGACACTAATAGATTACTTAGAGCCGATAAAGCTGCTATGGCTAGTTATTACAGCCAGCTTGTTAATCTTGGAGCATACACTCCTAATGAAGTTAGAAGAGAGTTAGATATGCCAGAGATTGACGGAGGAGATAAAGCATTAGTACAAGTAAACCTACAGGATTTGTCAGCCGTAAATAATATAAATAATGGAGATACGAACATTACAGAATCAGCTAACAGCGGAGAACCGCAAGATTAGAGGCTACGGCATAGTATTCAATCATGAATCCAGAGATTTAGGTGGATTTGTTGAGGTTGTACTTCCGGAAGCGATAACTCAGGAGCTCATTGACAGCTCAGATATTAAAGTATACCTAGAGCACAACGAACAACGTGGAATGCTTGCAAGACGCAAGAATGGTACCGGTAGTTTAAATATCACAGTTGACAGTAAGGGTGTAATTTATGAATTTGACGCACCACATACCGCACTTGGTGATGAAGTACTGGAAGGATTAAATAGAAGAGATTACGACGAGAGCAGTTTTGCCTTTATCGTAAAACGTGACAGATGGGAAGAAAGAAACGGCAAGTATATTAGATATATAGAAGAAATTGAAAGCTTGCATGATTTCAGTATTGTAACTGTTGGTGCTTATAGTGATACTTACGTAGAAGTGGCAAAAAGATCACTTAACAATTATAAAGAAGAAATGACAGATAAAGAGAGAATCAAAGAACTAGAGGCTGAACTAGAACAGCTCAGAGCTTCCAATGAATCTGAACCTGAAAAAGAGGAGGCAGTAAAGGAAGAGATTGAAAAACTAGAAGATAAGATAGAAGAAGAAAGAAAACTAAAACCAAAAGAAAAAAGAATGGGAAACTTTTCACTATTGAAGGCCATCAATGACATTGCAAACGGCCGTACACTTGACGAGAGAGCATTAGACGTTGACGCACAAGGACGTGCAGAAATGAGAAAATCTGGCCAGAATTGCTCAGGCCAAATAGTAGTACCAGTTGAACAACGTGCAGGTTATATACAGGCAACTGTAGCAACAGCTGGACAAGAGATTGTAGCAGAGGATAAGCTAAATATCTTGGAAGGTTTGCGTGCTAAATCAGTACTAAATGCAGCAGGAGCCACTTATATGACAAAT